TTATACATCTTCTCCATCAACCTAGGAAGAAATCCAAGAATATCTTTTCTATACATTGCACCATTAGCACATACAGAATAGTCCTTATACATCTCAAAATCCACTTCTTTTTTTAGAATTTTATCCACCGTAACTGTTGGATGTTTTTCTTCCAAAAGAGTTTCAGGACTTACATTGTACATCATAATTAAATGTGGATATAGGGAGTTCAAGTCAAAACTTACCACATAATCATAAACTCCAGGAACAGGTTCTTTTACATAGGCTCCAGCATACTTTTCGTCCTTTTGATTTGTATTTCTTGGTGGAATTACAATGCCTCGTTTCTTTAGATCGGTGTAGATGATATTGTCCCACATACGAACCTGATAGAAGACATCATTATAGTTTACTTTGGCGTCGTATGCCATAGTAATAGCCAACTCAATCAGTTTCATCTTCTCTTCAAGACGATCCACAAGTTCCACGTCAATAATGTTATACTCAACAAACTTTTGCCAGTTCTTAGTATAAAATTCTTTGAAGGTATCAAACTCAGAGTGATCCAGTTTTTGTTGACCGAGTTCTACTGAAGCAATGTAATCTAGTCGGTAAGATTCTTGATTTGTATAGGTGAACTTCTTGTAGAGATCCAAATAGTCTAGTTGAGTAACTCCACCAAGTTCATACTGAATCTGTTTCCTACCAGAAACAAAGACCTCTTTCTCAGTTGCAAGACCCCAGGGGGATAGGTCTTTCATTCCCCGATCACCAAGAACCCGATTTAGACGACGACAGATATACGGGATGTCATAAAGTTGAATGTTCCATCCAGTAATAACTTCTGGAGTATTGTCTTTCCAATAGTCAATAAACTTTTGAAGGAGTGTATGCTCAGATCCACATTCAACGTATTTTACGTTACTTTGTTTGTTATTGAACGGATGAATTCCCCAGGTGATGATTTGCTTTGTTGCATAATCCTGAATTGCGATTGTAAGAATCTCCTCTGAAGCTGATTGAACATCCGGGAATCCATTCTCAGAAGCAACCTCAATGTCAATTGTAACCAGTTTGACTTTGGTAATATCAAACTTGATTTCATCCTCGGGATATTTGTCTGAGATGTATTGAAAGACGTATCTATCATTTCCGTAGATTTTGAATCCATCTACGTTCTCATACTTCTTATAAAATTCTCGGCAGTCACGAACAGAACCAGGGGAGATTTTTTCTACATAATCACCCTCCAGAGTTTTGTATTGAGTTTGTTTTTTAGAAGGAACGAAGAGAGTAGGAAAATACTCCTCCTTATACATTACATGCTTACCATTTTCATAACCACGAAAAAGAATCTGATTTCCAATCAGAGCCACATTGGTATAAAATTTCATTTAATCAAATTTTGATACTTTTCAAGAAGTGTTGGTTTTGGGTCTACAATTGTGAGAATCTTATCCGAATGAATCATAAATGTATTTTGAGATGAAACATTTACCAACCAAGGAGATAGAGTTTCATCCGATGGATTTAAAAGAAATGGTTCAATAAGCTTACAATCAGGTTCTCCAAGTTCTGTAGATACTTCCTCAATCTGAGAGAGTAACATCTGATTGTTCATCAACACTAGAATTTTCGTCATTGTTAAATTGATTTTCGTACATTTTTTTGAGACCTGGAATTGGATCTACTGCAGCAACAAAGTAATCAACAGGAATGGCTACAGAAGAATCTACAGAAAAATTTGGCCACCTATGAAGTGAGATGGACATCTGTTCTTTGGACTCCCCCAAATCATCAGTAATCCTGTATTTACCGTTAGATACAATAGTACAAGGATTGTCCAAAATATAGGCAATCAACTCATCTCCATTATACCCCTCCTTAATATCAGATATAACGTTCTCACCAGATTTTAGGATAGCAATCTTAACAGTCATAATGGTCCATATTCCTCAAGAGTATTCTACCATAAAAAACGGAGGAGTCAAATTTCTCCTCGTTTTTTTGCTTCTCTCAATTTTGCCTTCTCACTCATTTTTCTTTTCGTCTCCTCACTCATTTGTTTTTTTGCGTCACTCATTCTTCTTTTTGTCTCTTCACTTAATTTTTTACCCATATGAGATTTACTCATTTTATTTTTTGTATCCTCTGTTAATTTTCTTCCGGTCCACAATTTTGATAATTTTTGTTTTACTTCTTCTTTACAAGGGCGACTTTTTAAAGATTCTCCAATTTTTTTCTTTGTTTCTTCACTGTGTCTTCTCAATCTCATCCTAGATTTAGTTTCTTCCGAGTGCTGTATAAATCCAGAGGGTTGACATCCACCCCTATGTATATTTTCCAATATACCAGTTCCTTGACTTTTTCTACCAAGAATTTCTATTAAATAAATTTCGTGCTTAAATGCATCTTCCTCCGTAAGATTGTTCTTCAAAATTACTATTCTTTCATTTGGTGGCACCAAAACAGAGTGATTTTTATCCCAAGCTCTTTTACCTTTTCCTTTACCAATATAATAAGGAATATTATTTTCATCAAAATAAGCATATGTATAGTACTCCATTTAATCACACCTATTCTTTATTGGTATTTATAAAAAAATGAGGAGTCAGCCTGGATTTTGCCAGGTGCTCCTCGCGCCGACGATACTTACTATATAGACAAACTTTTTATTATAGATAATCTTTACGGGAATGATGTTCCGGAACAATCTTCCTTAGTTCGATTCGTAGGAGTCCGTCTTCAAAGGTAACATTGGATACCTCTGTGTCGTCGGATAGAGTCCATGCTCGTTTAAAACTTCTTTGAGCCAGACCCTTGTGGATAAACGTCCTGTCCGAATCGGCATCTGCCTTTTGCCCTTCGACATAAAGTTTTCCATACTCTGTGTACGCATGAACTTCCTCCCTTTTAAATCCAGCAAGAGCAACCTCTAGATGAGATTCTACATTACTTATTTGAACAAGATTGTACGGAGGATAATTTGTTGAAGTTTCGTAACTGAAGATTCGATCAAGATAAGTATCCATTCCAATGCTATTTCGTGTGATCTTGTCAAAGAATGCAGGAAGATCCGATGCATTATAACGTGCAAGATTAGTCATTATAGTAGCTCCTTTTTAAAGCGAGTTTGTGTTTTGTGAACCCTTACGGCGTTCATAGGTATATAGTAACATAAGTCATAAAAAAGAGGGTCGGTAAAACCGAACCTCTTTTAGGGTGTTCCGACTTTGTAGAGTGCCGCACGAATGGCACGAAGTTATTTATACATCTTCCGGTGGTTTTACTTTCTTTCCAATGTTATACTTCTGTTCCAGAATCCAATCGTTCTTATCCTTGTAGGCAAGGACTTTGATTTGATTTAGAGGAGCAATGTCAAGGATTGATTCCTCATTCACCACTGTAATCAAGCCCCAGTCACAAAGAAGACGAGTAATACGATTCCTACGTTGAACATCATTCACTGTAAGATTTGCGTGTTTGCCGTCTAAAGCAAACAGTTCTTTGAAGTGAACAACGTAGTATCTACCTTGCTTATGAAGAATGTGGCAAGATTGATAGAGTTTTTTCTCCTTTCTAGAAGCAACTCCAATTCGAGTCAAAGTTTCACGAACTTTCAAAAAGTCATCAGGTTCATTGAGAACAACTTCCACCATCATACTTGGTGACCAGTTTACCTGTGGTTCAATTGTTTGAGTAGTCATTTCGTTCCGCCAGTATCAAGTCGTTGTTTAATAAAATTTAATTGTTCCTTGGTTAGGATTTTCAAAGCTTGAGATGCCTTCTCATTACTATAACCATAGTATTGTTTGACACATTCCAAATCTTTGACTTTATCTTTACGGAGCCAGGGAGAAAATCTCTTCCGTTTCCGAATACTATTTAGATAGAAAGAATACTGCATATCTTTGGTGAGATGTGCATTCATATTCATCTCATTGGCATAAAGAATACAATCAATATGACCAGACAAACAACGATTGATAATAAAGGGGGGATAGGAACTAGTGTCCCCTGACAAATCCTCCTTTGTGAAGTTAATGGAGTTCAACCAATCTTTCAGTTCCATATCACAAAACAAGTTTCTTTTCATCAGGAGTAATCAACTTACTCCCATAAACTTCATTATACTTTTTCTTGATTCCAGGATCAACTTCTGCCACATAAACAAGATGATTCTTGGAGATGATAAGATCTGGAATTTCCCTATCAACCACAGTTGCCCAAGGTGCAAATCCAACAGTTCCATTAGCACCAGGAAGAACAACCAATCCATTCCTTACAGTGACGAAATTATCATCCTCAGAAACAACTTCTGCGACAACTTCCTCACCAGTCACAACACGAAACAGTTTTACGTTAATCATTTTTCAAATTACTTAAAGGAACATTCACACATAATTTCAGTCAGTGCCGCCAGGAGATTAATTTCTTGGTCAGCTACAAACG